CTGAAATCTGAAGTGTACGACATGGAAAGTTGCGATGAAAAGGAATAGACTTTGGAGGCAATTTTGGTGCAAAGAAGGTGCGGATCGACAGGAGAGACAAATGGTAAATATATGTTTCTGTCCAATTCTTCTCCAACCTTTTCTTTCGAATATCCTTTATCTGTCAAATGCTGTCTAATCTTGTCGATCTTTGATATCATTCTTATCGAAAAACTTATCCCTACTCTGGAGAGTCCGGGTAAATCTGCATCGTAATCTGTGTCTGTGAAAACCTGGTATTTTGAGAGATCATCTGGACATGATATGCTTACCAGAGCATTTTTTTCTAAGGCATTGCCGAATCGGTATATTTTGAAGTAGTGTGCTTCCATTGGTCCAGACAAGAACTCGACATTTGTCAGAATAGGATAACCTCCACACTCCAGTGGCAAGAACTGGCGATCTACCCCGAGAGATTTAAGAGAATTCGATCCATTATGACCGGTCTGATACATGTCATCTATAAATCTTCTCGCTGTGAGTTGGAAAAATATCAATAGCACATTTGAATAACCTTCTCTAGCCAACCCGCTGTGTGCTGAAACTGCTTCGCACACATCGCTTTGATAAGACATTGCTTTCCCAACTGCAGCTAAACTGTTGACGTCTGTGTAGGATCTGGAAACTGTAGAGCCATCGTATATGAAATTCGAATTAACTTCTGCTACCCATCTTGAGAGCACGGATTTTTCTGCTGATCTCCAGATGTTGAATAATCTCCCTGTAAGACGATTTACTATTGAGAAAATACGTGTGTATTTGTTGAATTCTAATCGCTCATCTTCTGTTTTCCTTATTTTAATGGAAACGGCATCAAATTTATCGTCGGATCCGCAAAGTGATTTGATCCAAAATCTTTTCCCGTAAAGTTTTTTTAGAACTGCTTTTGTAAATCTGACTCTAGCAACAGCGAGAGTGGATGAAGCTTCGTGTAATATGCCTTGCATCATTCCGTGACTTATTTTGGCCACAATCTCGCCGTTTGTCTTGAATCGCATAACATATTCTTTCAGGACGTCGTCGTCTTCGATCACGTAATCTTTAGACCATTTCTCGTAAATTATTCTTGGAATTTCGATTGTTTTGTTCTGCATTTTGAGACTGATAAGAATGAGATTTTCACGACAATTAGGTATATCTGACAATACAGTACCCAGGACTAGAGCAAGGTGTAATGCTTCCAAGCTAGGACCCCAACGTGAATTGTCTTCATTGTTGTATATTGATCTGTAGACGAAATCATCACTTTTACGAGTTGCCATTAACTTCCGCGATTCAGAAACAATTTCAGATTGAAGGAAGAACTTCTTTGAATTTGTTAGGATTTCCTCGTCCAAAGTCTTATTTGTTTCCTCTGCGCAGCGTTCGAAGATGAATGTGTTAATTCTGGTTTGAAGATCTTGGATTGCGATCTCTCTATGACCTCCTAGTTGTGGTTTCGGGAACATTGTGAACCAAAAGTCGTCTAAATCTCTCTTTATGTTGAACAATTCTTCTGTGTTTGATATACTCTCTTCCTTGATTACATCGAAGAACAATTGAATGGCTTTTGCTTTCACATCTGATTCGAAACAGCGTGTATTGACAACTGTTTCCAAATGTTCGTAGAATCTGTATCGAGAATCGTAGTTCCCAGTCTTCTTCCATTCTTCCAATTTCTTCTTCGAATACTTCTTATTCACTTGCTTTTCGGTACCTGTGCTTTCGTCCAATTTGACTATCGTTGTTCTTTCTGCACATGCAGCTTTGTTTGTAGCCATCTTTTCTAGCGATGATTTTATAGATCCGTATTTCAGTTCATGAGCTATTTTCATCATATTAGGCGCGGTTGTTTCCTTGATTAAGAGTGCTCCGTAGTGAATTGCTCTGAGTGATGCAGTACCTGCTGTTACCTCTGAATTGATTATGTCGTATTCTAAGGAAGTGTCACCTGCGTTGTAACCGTATTTGAACCATGGATTTGTCTTTTGTGCTGATTCTATTTTTTTGTGAGTGTCTACTAACTTTTTGAATGCGAAAATCATAGCATGATAATGATTTCTTAAATCTCTGCTAACACTGTGAGAAATGTAGCATTCGTTCAGGGATTCTTCGAAACTTGAATGAACGCCAGGGCCAAATAAGCGTTTGGTTATGCAGGTCGAGCCTTGTTTGTATTCTTTGCCTGTGTCCAATAGATTCTGTAGCTGAACGCTTAGATCGGAGGAAAGAGTTGTTTTTTCAAACCAACAGGTAGTGTTGTACAACAGTTGGTTGATCATGTAAACCTCTAACAACGATCTTGCAGGCGCAACCATCTTCTTCAACATGTTTTCTATATTCGCTTCATGACCCATAAGTGACATAAGCACGTAGCGAGAAGAAAACATGAATTCCGAAACAGAGTAGGAATTAGAGAATCTCAGTACAGCATTTGTGAAGAAGATGTTCTCATTATCGGCCACACATTTGTTCCCGAATTTAGTGATGTGCATGAATGTGGTATCTAATGTTGCTTTGTGTATTTTAATATAATGAGCCAATTGAAGACCACTGATACGCAACGGTTGCATTATCAGATATTTTGATTCTCCAATTACCATTATTCTCGATTTGCAAGCTGAATGGAATGGGAAGTCATCGTCGACTGAAAGTTTCTTTGCTATCCATACAACTCTAGTTGCACGCGGAGACGACATGTTCTCACCACCGAACATCAATATAAGAATGTCCAAGCACCCCAAGGACGATATGCACACTTCTCCTTCCCTGGTTGTTTCCTCACCCAAAAAAGCCAACTCTTTCCATAGCCGTTCATAAAACTCACTAAAAGCCAAACAATTTTGTTTTGAATACGCATCTGCAAAGCTCGCGATCTCTAGAAGAGAAATGTTCAGAGTCTGATCTATGATTGACCAATCTGTTTGGCGATCGGATGTGCTTATAAAACTTTGGTCCCATTGATGTGTTGCAGTGGTCATCCATTTCTTAAGATCTTCTACTGCAGAGGTGTCGGCTGTTAACTTGAAAACAGAATCTCCAGAATACTGTTTTTCTTTGTCTTTTCCGTAAAGGTCTAGATATCCTATTCCGGTCTCTTCTGCAAGTAGCATTTTGTTCTCTTTTGTCCAGAATTTCTTTCCAAATTTGATTTTCCGACGACCTGCGACGCATATATCGTTTCCTATCAGTGCTTCTTTCTTGTAGGCATCGAAAGCTTCGTACCTTGCCATCTTCGCTGGGTCGACGACGGACAGTTTTTCGCGCAATTTCTTCGTCATGTGATCAGGACAATTAGGGCCAAAATTGAAATATTCTTCTTCTTCCCTAGTGAAAGGGTGCTTTCTTATTAGGCTCATCATTCTAAATATTACAGATGAATCGTCTTCTGGGAACCAGCCGTGCTTCAAAATGTCGA